TCAGTTGACTTGCGGAAGCACGGGGACCTGTTCGCCGGTCAGGGTCGGACTGGCGAGCAGGCGTGGGCGAAGGTGGCTGGCGTAGAGGGTCGTGCCGGCCTCTTGGATCGTGCAGCCCTCTTCGATGGCGATGGCTGCGGCCATGCCGATCGATTGGCCGGCGCACATCGCGGTCGGCTCCATGCGGATCGCGCCGAACGCAGTGTGGGTGCAGGCGACGGCGAAGAGGGTGGCGAGGTTCGTGCATTCCGAGGCGCGGGGCACGTAGATCTCATAAGGCAGCGGAGCCATGAGATCGGCCCCGCCAGCGGTTCCGTCGAGGATCTGCCCCTCGTTCCAGATCCGCCCGCCGTCGTCGAACCGTTGGCCGTGGTGGCTGTCCAGCGGATAGGAGGCGACCGCGACCGTGTGGGTCGAGCGCGGCGCCGTCCCGTCGGCGGCCTTCATGTCGTCGGCGTTGAACGCGAAGTCGTTCACCATCCGCCGGTGCTCACGGACATAGAGCTGGGTGGGGAAGTACGGCAGGTCGTTCGGGTGCGGGTCCATGTAGTGGTCGCAGGGATAGCCATAGGCCTGCACCGAGGTGCGCGCCGCCGTCCCAACGATCCGGCTGTCAGTGTCGACGGCCATGTAGTGCATGATCCCGCGCACCCAGGCTTCGTGCGCCTTCCACGACACCTCCCGCTGAGCGTAGGTCGTGGCGGCCACGTAGGCGTTGCTCTCGCCGATGAAGTCCATCGACATGCCGCCCTGGTTGTTCAGGTCGTAGGTCCCGGTTCCGACCGCGGCGAAGTTGCCCCAATCGGCTTCCGCCAAGTTCTGACCGCCGGCCGTCATCGCCGCCGCCAACCGGCCCAGCGCCTCGTAATTGCTCCGCGCATATCCGGCCGGAGCCACCGCCGAGAACGGCACCCGCCGCGCCTGGCTGTTGGTCAGGCTAAGACGGAAGGTGAAGGCCTGGGTCTGCGCATCGGCCGCGCCATCAGCTCGGACAGGCTTGACCCCAACACCGTAGAGCAATCCCGAGGCGGGATTTCCAGGCACGACATAGGAGTCGATGGTGTAGGCGGGCAGCGCCGAGCCGTTCGGGTCCTTGGTGAACTGGTGCTTGTTCGATCCGTTGCCCGTGAGAGTGCCGCGATAGCCGTTGATGCTCTCGCCGCCGGCGACCTTGGCCTCGCGCCCGATGTTGAACGACACACCGGCCGCCGCCATCAGGTCCCCTTCATACGAGGCGTCGATGAACTGCGCGGCGGAGAAGGTTCGCCCGTCGACCGTCGTGAGCGAGGTAATCTTCGCGCCGGTCTTCTGCACCGACGCGACGCCATTGGCGGCGAACAGTTCGATGTCGAGCCCGCCAGTCCGCGCCGGATCAAGGGATTGCCGATGCAGCCAGTTCGCGGTCATCGGCACGATGTTGGTGGCCGTCGGGGTCGCAACGTCGTTGATCGAGTTCGCGCGCTTGAAGAACAGGCGCGTCAGGCCGCCGACCACGCTGTAGGTGGGGCCTTCCAGATCGGTGCGGCCGAGGCCATTGGCCATCATGCCGCCGATCTGCGCCACGGTGCGGTCGCGCCAGCCGCCGACCATGATCACCGACTTGCCTTGCCGCTTGGCCTCATAGGCGGCCAGGACGCCCTGGGCGGTCCAGCCATAGACAACCACGTCAGCGCTCGGCGCTTGCGGTTGATAGCCCGGCTCGTGGATCAGCACGTCGCCGAACTGGTTGTTCTCCAGCACCGAGCGGATCGCCCGATACAGCAGCTCCATGTCGCCGTCGGTGAGATGCGTCCCCAGGAACGCGGCCATCAGCGGACGGTCGGTGACCGCCGTCAGGGTGTTGGCCTTCAGGAAGGTCAGAGTGGTGGTCTGCGCGGACTGGACAACCGCCGAGGCGATGTCCCCGCCGACGTTCACGCCGTTGTGGAAGGCGCGGAAGGTCGCGGTGTTGTCACGCGTCAGAGAGAACAGCGCCTGGCCATTGCCCCAATCGGCCGCCGCCCCGATCGTGCTGACCGTGCCGCCCATGGCGCGGGCTTGCATCGTGTTGCCCGACGCGCCACGCGGCCCGATCAGGATTCCGGAGGTCGCCACCGCGTCTACAGCTCCGGCCGCCCAGTTCGTGGACGAGCCTGACCCCAGGTAGCAACCAAAGCTGAAGTTGGCGCCGTCGATGCTGCTGAGCGGAATGCCCGTGTCGACGTAGTTCGCCGCCGCCGTGGAGCGGAAGCCGACACGCCCCTGCCCCGTCGTCGTGTGGTTGTACGAGGTGTCGAACGGCTGAACCATGCTGGTGAAGGTCGGCGCGCCGACCTGAGAAAGGTTGCCCGTCCCCGGGGTCTTCCAGTTGATCAGGCTCCCGGCCGCCACGTCGTCGGCGATCCACAGATGCGAGAGCTTCGCCCAGACCCCGGCGTCCTTGAGCTTCTTGATCCAATAGTCGGTTGTCCGCTGCTTGCGCGTGGACATGACGTTGGACGCTGCGGACTTGGCCGCCGCCAAGGCGGTCGTTTGGGACTGGAGGACGAAATCCGGCAGGGTCGAAGGCGGCTCCCCACCACCCCCCGCCCCCTGCAGCATGGTCAGGCTAAGACCTATCCCTAGTTTCATGGGAACCTCGTGTCAGATTGTGGGGAAGTTCAGATCGCCTGACGGGCGACGGGGCTGGATGGGGATTTCCGAGTGTGAGAGGGTGGTCGGATGTCCGATAAGCAGATCATCGACGCCGAGTTCGAGGTCGCCGAGCGACGGTTGCCGATCCATTGGGGATCAGTCCTTCGCCACACCTTCCTGACCGCCCTCTTTGCATTGTCCGCCTACGCCATGGGTCGCGAAGGCTTCGATTGGGCGGGCCCCTACTTCGTGATCGTGGCCGCCCTTCAGTTTCCGGTCGCCCGCCTTCTCAAGGGTCTGACTGGGCCGCGCCTGTCTCCAGAAGAAGTGGAGCCGCTCGCCCAGCGACTGATGCGAGGCGTGCCCTTCGGGCGCGGACGGCCTGGAGGGTATTAAGCAGCGCGGTCAGCTCGTCCTCGTCCATCAGCGCCTTTGAAGCCGCGAGATTGGCCTCCGGATCACCAATGACGCTGCGCGAGCGCCGGGGGATCGCGTCGATCGCCGCCTTTGCGCCCTTTCGACCCAGTCCGCGAACGTCGCCCGTCAGGACGTCGCCCATTACGCCAAGCATGTCTGGCCCTTCGGCTTCGAGGTCAGCCCGAGCCGCCTGACGAGGATCGGTCGGCGATCCGCCCATAATCCGAGAGTTGACGTCACGCTCGGCGACGCGGCGCGCGGCCGAATCCATGAAGCGGGCAAACGACTGATCGTCCGGGAAGGCCAGCGCGACGCGATCGCCAAACTCCTCGGATTTGAGGATGTCCCGCATTGCGCCCACGTCGCCACGTGAACCCCGCACCCGGTCCAGCACGGCCTCGCCGACGCCCTTGCGGAAGTCTTCGCGGGCGGCCTCGCTGAGGTCATCGACCATGCCCCGCAGGCGCTCGGCCTTCATGTCCATCTTCGGCGAGAAGACGTTGCGCCCCAGCTCGAGCGCATTGATCCGCTCGGCATCGTCGCCCCAGACCTTCATGGCCTCGTCGTACTGCGGGTTGATGTCCCGCATGGTCCTGGCGAGCGTCTTGCGGACCTGACTGTCGACCTGGGCGCCGGGCGAGCCTGATAGGTCGAGTTCGCGCGTCACCGGGTTGCGGTACTGCTCCAAGGTCTGATCCATGCCCTTTTTGACGTAGTGAAGGGTCTCGGTCGTCGGGTTCTTCACCGTCACCATGGCCGGGATATCGCCTGAGGCGGGCGAGACCTCGAAGCCGATATCCACGGGGTTGCGGCCATCGCGGCGGGCGATGTCATAGGCCTGCTCAAGCGATCCCTTCGGCAGCCGACCAAGGATGGGCTGGATTTTCTCCGAGAAGACGACCGGATCGATCGGCGCGGCAAAGGCGGCCTCCATCAATGGTTTGGCTTTCGCGGCGCGCTCGGCCTGTTTAGCTTCCATCGTGGCGAAGTAGTCGCCCTTCCCGCCCATTTCGGTCGCGATGTCGCCCTTCACTCGATCGACGGAAGTCGCCTCGTGATCCCGGATCTTCTGACGGATGTAGCCCCGGCCCGGCCCAGGCGAGTTGGCCAGGACATCAGCCATGGCGGTCAGGTTCTCACCGCCACGGTGGATGGGAAGTGCGCCAGGCGCCACCGCGGGGCCCGCACCGGCGGCAAGGTCTCGCTGCTGAGCGCGGCGGATAGCGCGGGCGGCGCGGACCTCTGGCGCCAACGGCTTGGCGACCTTCGGCGGCAGTGGCTTCAGGCCCTTGGCGCCGGGGCGCATGCCCATCATCGCTGTGTCGAGATCGCCTTTGAGCGCGGTGGCTGCATCCGCGCCCTCTAGCTTGCGGGCAGGTTCCCCGAACCGCTCGTCCCATGGCGCAGCCGGGCGTTCGTAGGCTGGGGGGCCGTACTTGGCGAGGGCGCGGGAGGCGGGGCCGGTGATCTGGTTGGAAATGCCCTCGAAGAACGAGGTGACCGGCCCTCCAAGCGCGAGGGCGCTGCCATCTGCTCCCTTACCGACCTCCTTGCCCAGCGCCTTCCAGGCGCGGGCCTGCGGGTCGATAAAATCACTGGCTGGTTGGAAGACCGGACCCACGGGCTTCGCCTTCGGCTGCTGGCTTTCATGCCACTGGCGCGCGCCCTCCAGCGCGGCTTCCTCGGTCTCGGCCTCGATCTTGAGTTTGCGACCGCCGGGGGTCTCGATAGTGAAGATGGCCATTATTCAACCCCCAGGACCTTGAAGCCGCCACCTTGCGAGCCCCCGCCCGGGCTGGCCTTCGCAATAGCTCGGGCGGCCCGCCGTTCCGGGGAGAGGTTGTTAGCAACCGGGTCGCCTGCCTGCCGCTTGGCCCAGAACGTGGTGAACTGCTGCTCAGCGCCGAGCAGCGTGCCGCGACGGGCGAACCACTCATCCATGAATGCTGAGCGCGCCGCAGCCTTGTCCGACTTCAATTGCAACCGCTCGGCGTTCACGCGGTTCGCCGGGCCGGGCGTCTCGACGTTCGGCAGCGCTTCCTTGAACATCTTGACGTCCATGTCGGACGAAGCGCCGGATCCAGGCTCTCGTTGGGCAGGCGCTAGGCCCGACGTGATCGACTTCATCTGCGACCAGCCCTGATCCCCCGTGACGGCCGCACCAAGATCTCCCCAGACAGGCGCACCAGGGATGATTCCGGAGAAGGGGATGATCGGTCGCCCGACCAGCCCGCCTGTTGGCGACTTCTCGTTCAACTCGACAAAGCGGTTCGCAGCCTCGGCCGTGTTGAGCGCTTTGTTGGCTCCATCACGCAGGTTCTGCAGAGCGTCCCGGTCTTGTGTGCTTCCGCCGGATACCGGCGTGGCGGTGCCGCTGGCGCTATCGGCCGGGAACCACTTGCCGCCGCGATAGACCAGCTGCTCTCCGGTGGAGTGATTGGTGGCCGTCTGGCCTTCGTAGAAAGTCGCTTTCGCCATGATCTCAATCCGGAGTGAAGCCAGAGGGAAGGCCGCTCATGCCGCCGGACGACGAACGCCCGCCGCCTCCAGCGCGAGGGCGCGACGGCATTGGCCGATCAACAATGATGTCTCGGCGAAGCTCGTTGAGCGCCCGCACGGTGGCCGGATCGGCGGGACCGCCTGGAATGAAGGCGAGCTTCCCGTCGGCGCCATATGTGTACCCCGCAGGCGCGGTCGGCCCCTTCTCAGGATAGGGACTGGCGAGCTTCCAGGTCCCGTCCTTCTGGCGTTCGTGAATGCCGTCAGGCCCTTCCAGGGCTTGAGCCCGCTCGGGCTGGGACGCTTTGATGAGAGAGGCCATGTCACCGGCGCCGCGATAGCCCCGAGCGGCCCCAGCGGCGAGTTGCGGCAGCAGGGCCGCCATGTCGGGCGGCTGGGTCCCATCGCCGAGCGAGGCAATGAGACCCTGTCCCCACTCCTGCTCGGCGGCGCGCTCGCGCTGCTTGGTCAGCATCTGCTGGGCGCCCATGAAGTTCTCGGAGCCGCCCGCTCCGATGTCCTTCATCGTCGCGCCGAGCAGCATTAGGTTCTCAGGCGTGACGAGGCTCTTCAGCCCAGTGCCGATGTTTCCGAACATGCCCATTCCCTACCTCCGAGCCGCTGCGGTCGCGTTCGCCGCTCCGAGCAGGGCGCTCAGGCCGCCCCCGCCCGCCCCCGCCCCCAACATTCCGAGAAGCGAGGTGCCGCCGGTCAGCGGGGCGGCCGCGAGCATCGCCAAGGAGCCGAGCGCCCCCATCGGGTCGCTGGTCTTGCTCGTGGCCGTGCTGTTCGACGTCTGCCCCTGGAAGAGGTTCAGCGGCAGGCTGCTGAGCAGGCTGCTTTCCGCGCCGAGGGCGGTGTACGGCGCCATGCGGCTCTGCTGGTCGACCTCGCGCTCGATTGCGCCCGCGCCGGCCTGGCTGGCGATGTTCGCGCGCTCGTTGGCGTCGCGCCCGAACTGCAGGTCACCGAGCAGGCCGGTGTGCTGCATCGACAGGCTCGCATTGGCCTCAGACGCGGCTTGCCGGCGCTGGGCGTCCTGATTGGACAGCGAGGCCCCGGTGTTGAACATCTGATCGTAGAGGGTGGCGGCGGTGGAGGCTCGGCCACGGGTCAGAGCGTCTTCGGTCATGGACTTGGTGATCGCCGCCCCGGATCCGCCGAAGGCGCCGGCCCCCGCAAGCTCGAGATCCTGCTGAGCGCGCGTCTGGCCGGCGCCAAAGTCGAAGTCGGCCAGCGCGCTATCGACCACGTCGCGCCGATAGGGCGACATGTAGTTTTCTAGCCCGTCCAGCAGGCTCGCCGATTGGACCTGGGGCGCATCGGCGTTCAGCGTCCTGTTGAACCAGTCGTTGTCGATGCCGAGGCTATCGGTTCGCGCGAAGGCGTCGGTTTCGCGCTGCGAGAGCGGAGCGACCAGCGACTGCGGGTCGATCGAGGACAGCCCGCCGATGCGGTTAGCGAGCGATTCAGTCGGCTGCGTCACCCATTCGGGGTTCGTGGGCGTGGTGACGGTGTTCTGGGTCGTCTTCGTCTTCTTGGACATCAGAGGTCCTTCCTCAATTCGCCGTCCACATTTCGGAAGCCGCTGCGGCGGAGCACTCGTGCCCAGCCCGCCCGGCCATTGATGGTGACAAAATCGCAGCCCTGGGCGCGGCCCCAGGCCTCGACGCCGGGCTTCAGCGCCAGGACGCCGGCAAGGTCGCCACCGGCCAGCCAGACGTGCAGGGCGCGCCCGTCGGGTCGGTTGACACATTGAGTGATCATCGCCGCCGTCTCACCAGGCCACAGCTGGGCACGGCCGGACCTCAACTCGGCAACCAGCTCGCCTTCGGTCGTGTCGATCAGCGCCGGGGCCAGCCATTGCAGCCAGATCATCGCTTCCCCGCCGGGACGAGGTTGACGGCGATCTGGCCGATGCGAGCGAACGTCGGGACCGAGTTACCCCCGAACCGCAGGCGGAACAGACGGCCGGAGCACCGGAAATCGACCTTGTCCTCGCCGACCGCCATAGCGAACGGCCCCTTGATGTTCTCGTCGCCCTGCGGCTTCAGCCGGCTGATGACGGTGACGTTGACCGGGCCGATCTGGTTTTTCATGTCCGGCCACAGGCCCAGGAGCAGCGCCGTCAGGTCCTCGGCGAGATACTGGTCGGCGGTCTCAATCGACCACTGGAACGCTTGGCCATCGGCCGTGTGACCGCGCTCGTGCCAGTAGACGTTGCCCTGCGGGGTGACGCCGATGGGATCTTGAGCGGGGCCGGCGTCGGCGAAGGCGGAGCGCGCCATGCGACCTCGGAACCAGCCTTGGCCAATGGTCGAAAGGGCCACGTAGCGGCTGTTTTCGACCCCATCGCGGCCGTCCGGATAGTCCCAGCGCACCTCGGAGAAGCGCGAGTTGGACGAGGCCATGATCTTGTCGGCCTGCGCCGGCGTCAGGTTGTCGAAGAAGTCGTCGCGGATCGGGCATGGGATCGGCTCGACCCCGCCGCCGAGGGCGTAGCGGTAGAACTGGCCGTCGACGCCGAACCAGTAGGCCGCTTGGTTCACCACCACGGCGGCGTTGGGTCCGATCAGCCCGCACTTTTCGGCGATCCGGTCGAAGCGCCAGACCTGCTGCAGGCTACCGACGTAGGTTCCCAGGAACAGGCTGTGGCTGGTCCAGATCAGCAGATAGGGGCCGATCACCCGGCCAGCGACAATCCGGCCGCCGCCTGACAGGACGTATTCACGCGCCGTCGTGCTGTTGCCGGTCGCCCATTCGGTATTCTTGCGGACCGACGAGTGGCGGATGCAGAGCGGGTTGAAGAGGCCCGACACCTCTTCATTGCACCCCAGGGCAAAGACCTGATCTTGCGGCGCCACCACCATGTGGGTGACGCGAGCCGGAGCATTGTCGAGCGGCTTGGCGATCTCGGCGGTGTCGTTCTCCCAGAGATAGATCGTGCCGCCGCGTGGGCTAGTGAGAAGTTGCTGGCCCCATGCGCCGGCCGCCCAGGTGCGCGGGAAGTAGTCGGCGGTCGAGGGCTCCGAATAGCCGCCGGTTGAATAGGTGCCGGTCCCAAACCCAGCGCCGCCGGTGCCGTCGACCGAGCCGGGCAGGAACGGACGCTGGGGAGCAACCTTGAGCCCAGCCCCTCCAACGGCCGGCACCGCCACCACGATCGCGTTGCCCCCGCCCGCCGCGACGGTGGAGGTCGCGCTGCTGGTGAAGGTGAACTTGTAGTGGTCGGCGTCGATGCGGGTGGCGACGAATGTCCCGTTCGGCGTGATCCCGCCGACCGCCGTCGCGCCGGAGACCGTGACGCTCGTGCCGTCAGCGATGTTGTGACCGACCTCGGCCACCGTGACGGTCGGCTTGCCGTTCTCAACCGCGAGAGAGTTGTTCGCGAGGGTCTTGGACAGCGTCGCATTGCTGGCCGCCGTCAGGGTGAAGGTGTTCGCGTCCGTGACGGTGACCGGGTACGGGCCAATCAGGCCGATCCGCCCAACGCCTCCCACGCCGGAGAACAGGACCTCGTCGCCGTCGTTCAGACCGTGCCCACCCTGAGTGATCGTCACCAGGGGCGAGCCGTTCGCCACGACCGCCGCGCCGGCCTTCAGGCTGAACAGCGGCAACGCGAGCGTGGGCGTGATGTTGGCCAGCGCACCGCCGGACCAGACCTGCAGCTTGGAATGCGTCCCGAGGCCGACGTTCAGGCCGGCGAGGTTGTCCGTCCACGGAAACGCCATCCGGCAAACGCCAGTCAGAAGCGACGTGGTCAGGCTCTCCCAGCCGCCGATGGTCTGCGGCAGGTCGAGGTAGAACCGGACATTGTTGCTGTCGGCCCACCGGCCCGCGGCGGCATAGGTCGTGTCGTCGCTGTTGAGGCCGGGCCGGAGCTTGAGCGGGAAACGCACCTAGGGACGCTCCCCCAGCTTCGCCTGAACCGCGCGCTCTGGGGTCAGGATCTCCAGGATCACCAGCAGGTCGATTGCCGCCTGCGTTTCCGGGTGATCGACCTCAACGATTGGAGTGGCGTCGAACCGATTGAGGAACCGTTCAAGGGCCACGAGGCCCGCCTTTGCTGGATCATCGTAATCGGCGTCAGTTAGGCCGGACACACGACGACGAGCGCGGTTGAAGGCCGTCTCCTCCTCGCCAGTGAACAGCCGCCAGAAGTCGACCTTGGGCAGCCGGTGAGGCGACGGGCGGGGGTCATCAACCTCCACCGGGATATAGCCGAAGCCGGAGTAGCCTTGCCCCGGGTCGACCCAGCTCAGGTCCGCAAGATCGGTGTCGGCCAGCCCCACGAGCTCGGTGGGTAGCAGGCCGGGCACGCCAACGGGCGCCCCGGCGAGGGTGATCTTCTGATAGGCGATCATTGTGCTTAGGCTTCCATGACGAAGAACGGGCCCGCACCGACAGTCTTGGTTTGGCCGATACTGTCGGTGATCGTGCAGCCGGCGCTGAAGTCGATCCCGGAGGACGCTCCCGGCGGCAGATAGATGTCGGTGTAGTTGGACGCGGACGTGGGGAAGGCGCCGCCGCCCCAGTCATAGGTGTAGGGCGGCACTCCCCCAGAACCAGCCGCCGAGAAGTAGCAGCGGCCGATGCGGGTGCCCGGGTCGATGTAGACGAACGTCGTGGCGCCCGACGGGGACGCCGAGCCGCCGAGCGGAGGAATTGGCGTGTACGTCGTCAGGGTGAAGGCGACGTCGATCTGTCCGCCAAGACCGAAGTTGTTATCGACCGTGCAGCGCCAAACGATTGAGGATGTGGCGTCATTCGGGAGGCTGGAGTGCTGGAAGTAGACGCCCTGCGGGTGCGGCATGACCACGCCAGGCGGCCCCGAGATTTGACGCCATTGCTGGCGAAACGCCTCGGCGCGGCGCGTGACCTTCTGGGTAATCGCCACGACGCCGCTGTTGACCGTCCCGTTCTCGCCGCTGCTGCTGATGTTCGAGGGCGCTGCCGTAAGCACCAAGCCAATAGACGAAGGAATGCCGCGCACAGGGAGCGGGCCGCGAGAAACGCCCTGTCCCGCCGCTATCAAAGGAAGGGCCGAGACCTGGCCCCGGAGGCCAGCGACCCCGCGCATTAGAAGTCGCCCCACTCGATTTCGTGAGCGATCCCGTTTGCGAGCAAGACGGCCTGCGAAATCCACAGCTCGGCGTTTGCCGGCAGGATCAGCGGGTTCACGTCGCTGTAGAGCCAATCGGTCTCGGGAATTTTGGTGCTGGTGGCGGGGGTGTGAGCAAGGACGAGCGCACTATCGATCAGCACCTTCGTGACCCCCGCGTCGGTGGACAGATAGAGGTGCAGAGCGGTCGCGCTGGCGCTCGCTCGGGGGCGCGAACGAAGCCGAGTGACGCGCGAGCCGTTCAGCCCGGCGGTCATCAGCTTCACGACGGCCGTCACGGGCGCGTGGTAGGCGGTTTCGGCGGCGCTCGTGACCACAGCGGCGCCCTTCACGGACTGGGGCGAGATGAACTTGTTGGGTGTGGCGGCCATGTTCGGCTCCTACAGGGCTATGGCGAAGGCGGCGGCGAGTTCCTCAGCCGCTTGAAGGTTGCTGGCGTCGGCCGCGGCGAGGTCGGCCAAGGCGGTCGACAGACCCGCGACGTCACCCATGCCGACCAGTTCCCAAGTCGCGAGCGAGCCGTCGGACCTGATGAAGCGGCCGACAGTGCCAGCCCCCTGGCCGGGCAGATTGACGTTCTGGAAGGCTGCGGCGTCGACGTAGGACTTAGACGCGGCGTCGCTGCCGTTGATCGGGTTGCCGAGCCCGGTCAGTCGGCCCCCGAGCATGTCCGTGGCCTGCACGCGCCTGAAGTTGGCCGCGTCGCTGACCACCCAGACGATCTCGCCGGGCTTCACGGTCGCTGTCTGACCAGCGCCGCTCGTCACGATGACGTCGCCAGAGGACGCATTGCGCACGACGTAGAGCTTCTCGACGGCCGGGGCGGTGATCGTGCCGCCAGTGCCGCTGGTGACGTCCAGGAAGGCGCACCGGGCCTCGTCCTCGATGCCGTTTTCCGTCGTCAGGGTCTTGGCGCCCGACAGCGGGAAGGCGACGCGCTTAGCGATCGCATCCTCCAGGGCCTGGAAGACCTGCTGGTTCAGGACCAGACCCCAAGCGTTCAGGCTGTCGCCGGGCGCCTGATAGTTCAGGCGGAAGCGCATGGACCAAGTGCTGGGCATTAGATCGGGGCTCCGGTGTCTTGCCTGATCCAGGCGACGCCGTCCGAGACGGCCAGAATTTTGAGGTCGGACACCCGCAGCACGCAGTCGGGCCAGTTGGCGGCCGGCGGAAGGTCGGTGGAAGGTGCCGGATAGACGGGCGACGGCTGGCCGGGGCGCTGCAGCTGGGTGATGGCGTCGGCGACGGCTTGGAAGAACGGGCGAGGATCCGCCTTGGGATCGCTCGGGGGGACGAGGCCGCTCATCCCCGGCGAATGTCGTAGCGGCCAGAGCCGAGCAACGCCCGGTCAGACCGGAGGCTCGAATGGGAGCGGTTCGAATGCTCCTTGTCCGTCGCCTCGGTCATGGCGGTGTCGTAGCGGGTCTGGAATAGGCCCAGCAGGTCCGCATCCCGCAGGAACGGCGCGGCCTCCAGCAGCGCGCCGAACAGGTAGAGGTCGGGATAGTCTGCCAGCAGGCCGTTGGTCGGCTCGGCCTCGCTGAGCTGGAACTTCTTCAGGTGGCGGAGCGTGAAGGCGTAGGCCTGGTCGCATGCGCAGTCGAAGGCGATGGTCGAGCCCTCGACCGTCCAATACTGCGGCTGGGCCCCGGCCGAGCGCGCGTCGATCAGGCCTGGATCGACGAACCTCAGTTCCTGGCGCCCGCCATCTCGGAGCAGCCAGAGCGTGATGGCCTCGGAAAAGAGCGCCGAAAGGGCGACGGTGCGTTGACCGGGCGTGGCCGTCAGGGCTGCGGACACCTCGTTCATCCGCCCCCGGAAGAGGCGGTTCAGCCGGCTCTCGGCCAGACTGATGAAATCGGGGATGCGCGGGGCGAGGTCCGACCGCTCCATCCATTCAGCGACGGCGCTTTTCAGGTCGTCGAGGTTCGAGAGCGCCACGATCAGCCCTTGAACACGATGACGGTCGTGGCCGTCGTTCCGGTCGTGAGCACCTTGATGATCGCCTGGGGGAAGATGTGGCCGGCGAACGCCGCGGGGATGGTGATGGTTGTCCCCTTGGCGGTCACCACAGCGCAGTCGCCGCCGGTGAACGCGAAGCCCACGCCAATACAAGCGTCAGTGTTGCTCGGCGTGACGATCGCCATGTCGTTAGAGATTTGGCTGGCGTCCATTGGGACCTCCCGCTCCGTTGTGAGGGCTTATTTGGACGCCTTGGAAACGCTGCCGCCGGGCTTGCCGTCGCCGTCAGGGTCGAACTTGGCGACCGCTTCCTTGAGCTGGCGGATGTCCTCGTCTTTCGACGCGATCTCGCCGCGCAGGTCCTTGTTCTCGGCCTCGGCCTTGGTGAGCGCGGCCTGGACGCTCTCGTGCTCGGTCGTGAGTTCTGCCCAAGCGGTGTCGAACCGGGCCTTCTGATCGGCGATGGCGTCTTCGATAGCGTCGGCCGCCGCGCCCAGCCCCTCATTCGCGCCTGAGGGCATATCCTGCCAGCCCTCGCCTGGATGCAGCTCGCCAGCTCCGAACAGCCGGCCAGTGGGCGCGGCGTCAGAATAGAGCCAGGTGTCGTGTTCGATGATAGGCGCCTTGGACATGGCGGCCTCCTGTCTGAATTGTCGTGGGAACGCAGAAAAAGGCCGCCCCCGAAGGAGCGGCCCAGAGGTCCGAGGTCGGCCTAGTTGAAGGCCAAGCGGGCGGCCAATTCGGGCCGAAGGGCCTCATAGCCGTAGAGGACGTCAACGCGGCAAGGCAGGCTGTCGGAGTTGATGTCGTAGTCGCGGATCACCCGCAGCGAGATCCCGTCGAAGTTCTCACGCGCGCCGAAGTCGACGCCTTTGGGAAGCACGAGGTCGGCGGTCGCCAGGGTGAAGGCGTCCTCGTGATAGACCAGCGATTGGCCGTAGGAGGTGCTGGCGGTGCCGGCGATCGACATGGCCGAGTTATCGGCGATGGCGTTAGACACGTTCTGCTCCGCGCCGGTGACCACGATGGCCGGGCTGATCGCCAGGACTCCCGTGCCGCCAGCGTAGTTCGCGGTGACCACGAACTGCTGCAGCTGGTTAGTGATCGCCTTGGTCTCGGGGTGGACCGCGAAGACGCCGTTGAATGTGACGATCTCGCCGGCATTGATCGCGCCGGTCCCGGTGTCGACCGAGATAGCCGCTCCGCTCTGGGTCGCTCCGTTGGAGAGGTAGCTGGCGCCAGCGCCACGCGCTTGGCGGTTCAGGTGGGTGGTTTCGAAGAAGTCGAAACCAGCCGTGTGGCCCATCATGCCTTCGCGGTTCTGCTTGCTGATGGTGCCCTGCGCGTTGAACAGGCCCTTCAGGGCATCGACGAGATCGACATTGTCCAGGTTGTTCAGCAGCGCGGTCCGGTTGCCGTCCGGGGTCAGGCTCTGCTCAAGCAGGGCGCGGCCCTCCATCAGCCGACGGAAGGTGGCCGCAGCGCCCATGCCGTTGACCTGCTGCCAGACCTTGGAGCGCATAGTGAGCGCGTCCGCCTCGATCGCCGCAGCGAGGACGGCCATGGCCGGCTCGATGTAGCGTTTCGAGAAGTCGTCGATGTGCAGGGTAAGATCCACGGCCGTGAACTTCAGCGGCACGTGCTTCTGACGATTGACGGTCAAAGGGATCTTCTTCTCGACGGTGTCCTGGCTGCCCAAGGCCGCGCCGTCGGTGACGAGGTAGCGGTTCGGCATGCGGACCGAGAGCGTGTCCCCGATCTTGGCGCCGGCCTTGGCGAAGCTCTTGTCGTACTGCCGATTGATGGAGCCGACGAAGCGGAGCTTCTGGTGGAGCACGCGGAGGGCTTCGCGCGTGATGATCTGCGAGTTTAGGAGGGTGTTTGCCACGGTGATGGTGCTTTCTGCGCTCTAGGCGCGAATGGAATTAGGACCGGCCGCGCTTGGCGACCTGGGCGGTTCGGCGGCGCATCCACTCATCGGTGCTCTTCACGCTCGCCAGCCCCTGGCTCGGGGCGTTGCCCTTCACCTCGGCCGCTGGGCGGGTTTTCTGAGCCGTCTTGTGGTGCTGCACCTTCTGCTGCTGCTGCTGGGCCTGAGCCCCGAGCTTGGCGAGGTGAAGGAGCTTCCATTCGCCAACGGAAGCCTGCCGGAGGTCGGACGGCGAAAGGCCGTGTGTGCCCGCAAATCCGACGAGTTCTTGGAAAAGCTGGGGTCCCCAGCCCTTGATCCCCGTTTCCGGGTTGCGAAGCGCGGCCTCTGTCTCGCTCAGTCGGGTGGCGTCGGTCTGACGCTCCTTTTCGCGGAGGTCGTCTTCCTTCTGTTTCAGGGAGCCTTGGGCCTCCTGCAGATCGTCGCGCGCAATCTGATACTCGTCGCGCAGTTCACGATAGTCGTCTGGGTTCGACGCTCGAAGCTGCTCCCAGGGGAGTGCCTTGAACTTCTCGATCCGGTCCTCAAGCGCCTGAACCTTCCCCAGATCGGCGCGCAAAGCCTGCGTCATCTCGACGTGCTGGGTGCGTTCCGCATCCAGTGCCTGACGGGCCGTGGCGAGCGCCTGGGTCTTCTGCGTGTAGTCGGCTTCCCGCAGGAGGCCGCGCTTCACTTCCTTGGGGAGCTTGTAGTTTTTCCCCTCGAACTCGACGTCTTCGAGGTCCTCTTCGTCCTCGTCATCGTCCTGATCATCGCCGTCGGCGTCGTCATCATCGCCATCGACGTCGGAATCCTCCTCGTCCTGGTCGGCGTCGTCGGCATCCTGATCGTCAGCCTCGCCGCCGGCCGCAGCGACACCAGTGCCGTCGTCCTCGGGGGCATAGGCCACCATCGGGCCGCGGAGCATCGGGAAGGCCGACGTGCTCGACAGGAACATGGCGCGGGTGGCGCCGGCGACTTCGGCGGCAGGCACACGCAAGGCGTCGCCCGCAACCGGAGTGGTCGCAGTTTCGGAGGTCATGTGGTGCTCTTGGTTTGGCCCGTGGGCCGGGTTTAGGCGGCGGCTGTAAGCGCCCCGCCGGAAAGCTGGCCAACGAGCGCGGTGAGGCGCTTCAGCTCCTGGTCGCCAGTGACCTTCAAGCGGTCGGTCTCGGCGTTGAACGCTTCGATCTCAAGCTTGCGGCCCTCAATGGCGCGATCCTCGGCCTTATCGTTCGCATCGGCCTGAAGCTGTTGGATCAGTTGGGCCATCTGCTGCATCGCCGCCTTGGCCTCCTGGGCCTCCGGGCTCTCGCCCTGAAGCTGGCTCGGCAGGAGGGCTTGCAAGCGATCGGCGATCTCTTCGGCGCCAGGCCAATCGAGATTTCTGGCCAACAGGTCGCCGATGACCGGAGCCGCGGCGGGATAGGCGCGGATCAGTTCGATCATCTGGGTCGCGGCTTCCTCGCGGCGGCTGGTGAACGAGGGGCCGGCCTTCACGGTGACGTCGTATCTGCCGGTCGTGAGGTCGTAGATCTTGCTGATCTTCTGGACCTGACCGTCTGGGCCTTCCTGCTCGGCCTCGAACTGCTGGTTGACCGGCACGAGGTCGGCCTTGCCGTCCTTACCGATGATCCGTTGCACACGAGGCACGGTGTAAACCTTGGGGATCAGGTCCACGAGGATGCGGCCAGCATGCCGGATGGCGCGGTTCAGGTTATCGGTGAAGTGGAACGTGGACACGTCCCCTTCCCGCTGCCGGGCCATGATCGCCACGCCGGAGGTTTCATTGCTGCGAGCACCCAGCGAGGCGTCATGGATGCCCATGATCGCCTTCATGTCGTCGCTCGCCATCATCGCGGCCTGGATATCGCCAGCCGGCACGCCAGCGAGTGGCTGACGCTGCGGCGGCGGAGCCATGACGCCGTTCTGAATGACCGGATCGTACTCCAGATAGGCGTGGTTCTCGTTCGACGTCGCCCAGTTCTTGGCGTCAGATTTGAACGAGCCCCTGGCGCCTACCCAGGGCGCCTTCGTCTGATTCATGGTGGCTTCGGTCGAGGCCGAGATGTGGACGTTGTAGCGGCGCTGGCCGTCCTTGGCCGCGCGGATCAGGGACCGGAAGTGACGCGTGCCCTCCTCGTTCACCTCCTCGCCATAGACAGGGATGATCGGGATGTATTTGCCGGCCCAGTCGACGGTCTCAAGCACCGCAGATCCGGAGAGAAGCTGCTGGGTGACCTTATAGGACGGGACTGTGCGGGGCTGGCCCTCCACCGTCACGCCCGTGGCGGCGAAGAGCGCCTGATTCTCCGCAAGTGCGTCTTCGCCGACCACCTGACCGTCCGAGAGCAGGTAGATCTTCCGCTTCACCGTCTCCCGCTTCCAGCGCGAGGCGATGACGACGGTGTCCTGCTTGACCTGACGCTGGCCCTGCAGTTCCCGGGCGTCGGTGAAGCTGGTGAACTCGGCGTCGTCGAAGCGATCCTTGAACTGGGTCTTGTTCAGGACATCGAGAATGAAGGCGTCGTTCCAATCGGAGCTGTCGACGGCCGTTGAGGTCGGATCGCCGTAGACCGAGAACGGATTGCTGATCCGCTTGATGACGATGTCCTGATCCCAGGCGTCATCGTGGGAATAGGCTAGGTCGATCGCGAAGTAGCCGAAGCCGCGGTCGACGGCATGCTCAAGCGCCGTATCGTATGCCGCCTCGGCGTCCGATGACTGCTCGATGTTGCGGATGATGCCGTTCAGGATCTCGGCGGTGTCTGGGTCAGACCCATCATCAACCGGATGCACGGCAATGGCGGGACGGTTCTGGCGGGCGTCGTTCCAAACCTGACGCATCGAGGCCGGGAGCTTGTTGATGGTCAGGCAAGGTCGGCCATCGCGTTCGCGGTCGGCACGATCCTTCTCGTCCCACTGATCGTCCAGCCGGCCAAAGCGGACGTCTGCGATCGCTTCCCTGCGGTTCTCAGCCTCGTGCTCCTCGGCGGCGGCGAACGCGTCTTGGGCGTCGGCGATGTCGTCTCTCTCGCTCATCCGGCCCATCCTCTTCGTGCGCCGCGTCCGCGGTAGTCTTCCGCCGGCTCTTCGGTTGTCGGTTCTTCGTAGACGACGGCCACCAGGCCGAAGCCGTCGGCGCCGTGGCTGGACCAGTCGTGGTTCGGCCCCAGGCCGATCTCGCGCTTCTCGTCGCGCTTCTCGTGATACCAGCCGAGCGCTGCCCGCCCGCCTTCGGTCGTGGCCTCGTTGAACCAAAAACGAGAGAAATGACGCCGCGCGGCCTCGACCCGCATCATCGCCGCGCCCTTGCCCTGGTTGGGAACCACGATGACATCGAACTGCGCGTCGCGGAGGGCGCTGGCGTAGCTGACGTCGAAGACCTTGTCGTTCGTGTCCCCGTCGTGGGGCAGGATGCAGAGTGCCGAGCCGTAGCCCTTGCTGCGGAGCCATTCGACGTGGGTCGCGAGCGGTTGGCCGACTGCCTCGTAGTAGTCGAGCACCAGGATCTGCTTGCCGACGAACTGGACAATCCAGATCGAGCAGGCGTCGGCCTTGGCGCCGGTGCCGCCGATGTCCCAAACCGCCCGGATGGTCATGAGCGGGTCGCGCGGCACGATGCCGATGCGCCGCTCGGCCTTCGCAGCGGCCAGATACGGCGCGTAGTAGGCGCCCTCGACGACGGTGATGTAGTCGCCGTCCCAAATGTGCCCGTACTGGTCGGGCTTCATGCGGAAGGTGTCGAGCCGCTCCTGCTCAAGTTCGGCGGTCCACCACGGGTTATCTGTCCAGTGTGCGGGAACAACGATCGCGCCGGTCGGCTTCTCGGAGCCCCGGAACATCTTATCGACCGGGTCTCGCTTATGTCGCGGGTTCCAGCTCCACCACATTTGCGAGCCGCTGGCGCGCATGGTGGGTCGATAGAGATTGATACTGGTCTGGGTCGCGCCATGCGCCTCTTCCCACCAGCCCCGCTTGAACCCCTCCAGCGATTTGATGCTGTCGGCGTTGTAGTCGTTCATCCCCTTGAAGATGATCAGGCCATCGCCTGGCGTTCTGATGACGTCGCGGTAGACCTTGAACCCATCGGCCTCGCCCAGATTGTGGGCGACCAGCTTGCTTTCGATCAGGCGCTTCGAGGACTGGGCGAGATCCTTCTGCACCTCGCGGATGCAGACCGAGAGCAGGCCGACGCCGCCGTTCTCGCCCGGCTCGGCCAGGCTATCCTCGACCAGCAGGCCGCCGAAGAAGTGCGACTTCCCAGAGCCCCGGCCCCCGAACGATGCCTTGTCCCGCGCCGGCTCAAGCAGCGGCTCGAAGACCTCGGCGGTCTCAATGCGAAGGGCGGACAATCACACGCTCTACGCGGCTAACGAGCTTTAAGGGCGCGTCGCCTTCATCGCCGCCGACCAGCGCCTGTTTGGGCTTGCCGTGGCCACGGTCCAGGATCTCCCTAATCGCCGCGACCTTGGCGGCATCGCTGTCGCTGTCGCGCATGATCGACGCCAACGCCTTCAGAGCCTCGTCGGTATACTTCTGCGCAGCGGCTTTGACGTCAGCGGTCGCCTTGTTCGGCGTGCCCTTCTGTCGTCCGCCTATGCGCGTGCCTTTGGGTACGGCCATAGCTATTCAGAGCTGTTGTAGCTCTGCCTCCGACCAGACCTTGCGGTGTCCTGGCGATTGGATGGGGCGCGGCGCAGCTTCGCCATTCAGGGTCCTCCCCTGGGCACCCCCCACGAGGAAAGATAATCGACTCGACTCAGGCGGGAGGTTCGTCCCACCATTCGCTCACGCTGCGAAAGGCCCGTTTTGATCGGCGGTCACCCTTCACTGCCCGTCAACACGGCGACAATCCTTCCAGGAACCGTCGTGGGCGTGATGCCAGACGAGGAAAGAAGCGTAGCGCCGTGTTCGCACCATAAGGGACCGTCGCACGGCAACCCGAACGGCAAGCGACAGATCAACGGCGGGCACCGGAAGCGTTTCTAGAGCGTGGATGGTGAGCCGATAAATCCGCGAGCGGCGGCTATACCGCAACGCGGACGCGAAGACGCAACCTCCGGGCTGCGCCGGCGTGGCCTGAGGGTCCCCTTCTCATGAAGAAAACTCAGTTCACTGTCGAAGTGAAGGTAGGCGTAGCTGCGTGCCTCTGGCCCGTAGCGTGGGCGATCGTAGAGATCGTCAGGCTTGTCCTTAGCTAAGACGGCGGGAGTCCAGGTCTCTGGGCTCCCGTTTTCTTCTACCCGACGAAAAACCCCGCCGGATTAGGGCGGTGCCTTCCTGCCGCCCGCCGCGACGCTCGCCGGGTTTGCTTCCTCGGGTCATTGAGAATCTTCGCTTAGACGAACCCTTCGCTCACCGCTGGTGGGCAAAGCCTGATGTCGACAGCCAAGCTCGTTCCGATATCTTTGTGCAATCATCAGAGGAGGATGGACATGGCTGACCAAGTGAGCGTCGCGAACTGGCCGGATAGCGGGAGCCCGGAACGGGTGGCCTTCGAGCTTTGGAGATCGCTCAGTGGCGTAGTTGCCCGCGACGGCACCGCACAGGAGAAAGTTCGAAATGCGCTCGAACTCTACGCTCAGTGCCTAAACGCGACCTCGTACCGCCGCGTCGACACCTCAGAGATAAAGTAGCCAGCAAAAAGCCCGCCTTGCGGGGCGGGCTTCGAACACTCTTCGAGCGATAGGTTGAGTCTGAATCAGTTTGCGCGGGATTGCAAGTTCAAGGCTAAGCTCGACAACAATTGATCGCACTTGGGGAGGGTGGTGTGGACGCTGGACCCGTTAAGCCGGCTAACAAGCCAACTGAAACAATCAAACCCGAAAAGGCGGCAATCTCGGAGGATGAGGCCGGTAAGTCGCGGCTAGGCGACGGTGAGACCATGGGGACATCGCCGCCAGAGTCCGTAGAGCAGCAGCGCAATCGAGGTTCTGACGCCGAATGGGCAATGGTGCGGCTAACTCGTACCAGCCTAATCGCTACCGCGGTTACGGCGGGGGTCGCGATATTGGCCGCAGGGTTTACTGGCTTGCAATGGTGGGAAACTCACTCTGGCGGCGAGCTCCAGAGGGATCAGGTCCGCGCCATCCAGACCCAAGCAGACGCAGCGAAAATGCAAGCCGCTGCAGCAGCCAAGGCAGCCGATGCGGCGCTTGCTCAGGTGGAGGCGATCGGAGCATCTGTCGGGGTTGCTCAAGAGAGCGTAGGCGTAGCGCGCAGCCAGTTCTCTGCGTCTGAACGGAACGCCGCAAACCAACTGCGCCCCTACATGCAGATCACTTCTGTACGAGACGGCTTCACCGTAGGCGCACGACCCCGAATTCAATGGCAGGCCCGAAATGCGGGAAACGTCCCAGCCTACAATGCAAACAATGAGTTCGTTGTCGCCATGCTCCCGCGCTCACCTTCGGTGAACCCCTGGAAGCTTTTGAAGCCGCAACGTGCGCCGCCGGTGACCATCGGTCCTGGAACGCAGTTTGAGGGAGCGATGCAGCTCCCAACCGTCCTGACAGAAGCCCACATCCAAAGTCTCCGCGCTGGAGAGATCGCGATCTACACCGTCGGATACATCGAGTACGAGGGAGCTGGCAGACAGCGACACAGATCGCATCATTGCGGGATGTGGTTCATCACCGACGACGGAGCCGTCACCGGTGAAGCATGCAAAAGCCCTCGCGACTTCTAAGCAGCTCGTTCCAGACTGGTTGGTCTAACGCCCGCGCTTAAGTCCAGCGCCACCCGCAGCACCGCCTCAAGCTCTCCCGCCCTGCGATCATTCCCGCCGGCCAGCTCCCTAAGCGTCCGCCCTGCCCCGCACACGCCGTCCATAACCGTGAGCATGTCGACCTGACCGCGAAGCACGTCCTGGCGCATGTGTTCGAGCCACGCCTTCGAGGCTGATGCCGCGACATAGGCGGCCTGCAGGCGCTGCCAGGCCGGACCACCGCCACCAGACGCAGTATCGTCGATGCACGAGCGGATCGACACGCCGCCTGCGTCACGCACAGCATCGCGCCAAGTCTTCGCCACCTGGATCTGCGCCGTGGTCAGGCGCTTCTTCTTGATCAGCCAGAGCAGGCCGTCCCGGTCCTGGGGCGGCGGCAGGTTGGTCACCGCCCGCGGCTTGTTCGGATCGGCCGGCGCATGGCGGGGCGCCGCGGGGCTAATCTTGCGGGCTTGCTTCTTCAGACGCGCGCGCTCGGCCTGGGATGTCATCAGCGGTCTTCTTCGGGAATGAAGTCGGTGATTTTGCAGTCGAGGACGCGAGCTATCTCAATCAGGCGAGCAACGGAGATGCGGTTTTCGCCCCTCTCGTATTTTTGGATCTGCTGGTAGGCGACGCCCACCGTTTCAGCGAGGGCGGACTGACTCAAGCTAGCCGCCTTGCGGCGCGCCTTGAGCTCCTGGCCGATGTAAGTGTCGATCGGGCGGATAGCTCGGCGAGGCTTAACGACAGCCCGCCCCGCGCCCTTTGCTTTTGGATCGTCGGTCATCATCGTCCGTTTCCCCCCTCTTCAATTCCAGCGCCACGCATCAGATCGCCGATAGAGAGGCCACCCAATCGGCAGGTTGCAACGACACGTCCCGCTTCCCACGCCGCACGGTTAGCCGACACGGCGTAGGGATTCTGATCAGGCGTAACACCCCGGGCACCGGCTTGTCGGCCCGCAGCCTCCGCGCGGGACAGCCGATCCTGTTTTCCATTAGGTCTCCGAGGCGCCTCGATGCTCAAGCGGCTACTCCCTGAGTAAGTTCGATGATGAGCGGGCCGGGAACCCTGCAGCCCGGCCTTCCCGGCTCCGGGCCTAGGCGATCATCCCAGCGGCCGTCGGATCGCCAGATGCCGACCGCTGCTGCCCACCGGGCGTCGGTCCATCCAGCACCGAGCTCGATCTGTTCTTCGCTGGCCCAGGATTCAAACGTCCGGTCACGCAGCCAAATGTGCAGACCAGGACCGCCGGTGCGCTTCACGTCGGGATCGCCCGACAGGTAGGCAACTAGCCCAGACAGCACGACGGCCGGATCAGTGGCTTTCCGGAGCTTGCGCCACTCCGGCCAGGCCTTGGCCTTGGACTTCGCTCGCCTGCGCATTTGGGGCGTGGCGATTTCCCAGAGCTTGGCGAACTCGACGTCCTTGGTCCAAGGCTCTTCGGAACTCGATACGGTCGCGCTCGGCGCAGCCGATGCGACAGGAACGTTAGTTCCTAGTTCTAAAGGTTCTAGTGTTGGTTCAAGGGGTGCAAGCCTTGCACCCCCGGGGTGCATCTCCTGCACCCCCCCGTGAACGTCTTGCACCGGGGGGTGCAGGTCTTGCACTCCCCCCTGCAGCTCCTGCACCCCCTCATCGCGTTCGAGATTTAGCTGGATGAAGCTGCTCGTTTGCGAGCCGTCTTCCCTGTTTCGCTCGTCACGAGCGATCAGGCCGCGGGCCTCTAGCGCTTTGAGTTGGTCGACAACGCTCCGCACCGAGAGTTCGGTCAGCTCGGCGATCGTCGCGCGCGACGGCCAGCAGAGGCCGCCATTGTCGGCATGGTCTGCCAGCACCAAGAGAACGACCTTCGCGCTCGCCGAGCCTGCCTTCTGACGCTTCGCCCAATCCCTCGCGACCTTACTCATGGCTGCCAGGTCCGGACGGCTGACGAGGCCATGTCGCAGTACGTCAGGACCTCGCCCAGCGGGCCGTGGCTGTTCTTGCCGACGATCCAGTACATCTTCTTCTCGACCGCCTTCAGCTTCTCCCGGCGCTCACACTCCTGATCGAAGGTCTCGCCGTCGGCTGGCGGGCGCAGGTAGTATTCCGGGCGGTAGATGAAGACGACCTGGCGGGCGTCCTCCTCCAGTTCGCCCGCTTGGCGCAGATCGCTGAGTTGCGGGCGCTTGTCCTCGCGGTTCTCGACGCCACGGTTCAACTGCACGAGCCCGACGACGGGTACACCCAGCCGCTTCGCCATCTCGCTGGCGGCGTTCGAAATGTCGGCCACCTCGGCGTGCTTGGCGCCACGTCGGTCCGTTCCAGGCCGAACTCGCCCGAGGTGATCGATAATAACGGGCCCCGGCTTGATCCCTGCTTTATCCCAGCGCCGGTGCTGACGCCTGGCAGCCGCTTCCATCTGGGAAATTGTCAAACCAGCTCGGTCATCAGTGAATAGCGGCCAACCGTCCACCACCCGCTCCGCCGCATTGAGCCGAGCCCATTGGGATGCGGAGAGCCCGTTCTTGATCGCAGCATCGGGCGTGGGATTGCATTGGTCGGAATGCGGCCCGTAATGCGCAGCGTCCCGGTCGAACGCGACGTCTGCAGCTAGCCGCAGCCCCAGAGCCTCGGCGCTCATTTCCAGCGAGAAGAAGCACACGCCGAGCCCCTTCGTGGCGTTGGCACGAGCAATCGTCATGCCCGCCACGGTCTTCCCCATTCCAGTACGAGCCGCGACCCACGTCGCCTCGCCAGCGTTGAGGCCCCCTACGAACTCATCGATCTCCTCCACACCAAACGGGTAGTTGATCGTACCTGAGCGCGCGCGGGCGCGGGTAAGCGCGGCGCGAACCATGTCGCCCGCGGAGATCCAACTGTCAGCCGTCGTAGCGGACCGCGCGATTTCGGCCGCGCCGGCTTCCAGTTGCCCCAGCAATTCCACGTAGTCTCCCGAAGAGGTGTCACCAACCTTGGGCGACAGCTCGTCGAACAAGGCTTTAATCGCCCTGCGTCCCGCGCGGTCGGCAACCGCTTCGGTATGGTCCGCGATGCCGACGGTGCTCGCCCGATCCCAAAGGGTCCAGATCAGGTCGAATCCGCCCCACTCGATGAAGCCGGCGTGCGCGCCGATCCGATCCCGAACAATCTCTGGCGTCGGCGCACCCCCGCTTCGCACCACCTTCCCGATCGTCTCCCAGAGCAGGCCATGGATGGGGTCACCGAAGTGATCGGGTCGAAGACGTTCAAGCGCGGCATCGCACTTGTCGGGCGCGTACATCGCAGCCCCGATCAGCGCGACCTCGCTCTCAAAGCTGAAGAGGCCGTCAGCCATGGTCGCGACCTCCCGCCTGCGCGAGTTTGGCGGCAGCTTCTTCCATCATCCGAACACCAGGCTCGCCGATGCCCTCACCAGTTCTGGCGAGCCAGCTACCGATCAGCCACTTGGTCGAAGCCGCCGGAGCCCGCCTCCAATTCAAGACGACGGGCACGTCGGGCTTCGAGCCTTGTTCGGGCATGGGCTGTCTTTTCAAGGATGAGTTGGAGCTTGCGCTCGTCATATTGGTCGCGGCTCTCGCCAATGATCAGCTCGCCAACCGCGTCCCACAGTTCCCAGGCGTCAGCGCCCTCGGCCCTTACGGCCTTGATCAGCGTGCGCGAGGAGCCATGCCCCTTCGCGACGTTTTCGGCGGTCGTGGAATGCAGGCCCCAACGGCGCTGGAGGTGATTGGAGGTGTTCCAGGGCCACGCGGCTTTGGCCGCCACCTTCAGCGCCTCGCCCATCGTGTCCAACGGCTGCAGTACGTGCCGATCTGGGGGCAGGAAGTTCATCGCAGTCTCCATCATGAATGATCACGACGGAGACGACGGACAACGCGGTGCGGAGGCAGACGATGGAGGTTGGAGCGGCCGGAAACTACCAGAAGGGACTGAGGTACCTGAGCGTC